ATGAAACTTGAACATTTACGAGAAGAACGCATTTTACAAGGAAAAACACAAACCTATATGGCGAAAAAGTTAGGATATAAGTATACGAGCGGCTATGCAAATATAGAAATGGGCAGAACGAAGCCTAGCTTAGAAATAGCAAAGCATATTGCAGATCTGCTGAATAGGGGTGTTCAAGAGCTTTTTTTTGACCAAAAGTTACACGAAAAGAGTAATTCTTTAAAGGAAGAGCATTTCTTAGAAAAGGGGAGACGGAGAGAATGAATATTGAACATCCAATGGTAGCGCAGATGAATGACTTTGGTTATCCGAAAACATACTGGTCATATGAAATGAAGCGTTATGGATATCAAACAGAGATTGAGGACAGTCTGGAGGGATTTGAAGAAGATGAAACATCAGATGACGTTTGATGCCAGAAAGGAAGCGCAGCTTTGTTTAGTCCAAGCTGGCGGCTGGATCACCTTTCATCATCAGAAACCGGTGTTTGTTTTTTCCACAGCAGAAGACAAGCAAACATACATGACCCTCTTGGCGGAAAAGTTCGCTGAAGCAAAAAAGGAGGAATCAAGGCGACGTGAAACGATGGAAGCAAATTATGACAATCCTCAAATGCTTGCTCAAAGCGAGTAAAAACGAACAAGACATCCGTCAGTGGGAAAAGGATGACGGGAGATCATAACATGGTCATCCATTTCATCATTGAGGCAGAGTTTTTAACAAAAGATACATTGATAAAAAGAATACGAGCAGCTGCAAAAGCACAATGCCCGCATAAAATAAAAGGCGCACTATCACTCGAGATTCGCTTATTTGACGACATGCCGCTTGACATAGCTGACTGTCAAAACAAGCGTACATACGCAGAAAAAGGTTTGATACGCCCGGTGCACGTCAGCATCTTTCAGCCAAGACTACAACATATTCAAGAAGCACTTCATTCTATTGCGGATAAGGTCCCTCTACAGATTGTCGATTTAAGAGTTTCCCAGTTTTATAGTATGCGTCCAAGAATTGAAATCATTTTAAATACGATAGGTGATGGCACGAAATCCTCACCAAATAAGGAGACAAGCATATGAACGAGCCAAAACAATTACTCATTCAAGAAAACCAGACATTTGTCGGTGAGATGGAAACAGGAAAAATTCAAGTCATCGTGTTAGATGGGAATGTAGGAACGGCTTATAAGATGGATGTACCTGAACATGGAAAAACCATTATACAAACGGCAAAAGGTCATTTTGCAAGAGTAGATCACGAGATTGGTTTTAAAATCAGCTAGATCACTGAACAAATCACAACATCATACGTCCAAGACGGAAAGCCTGCGGACACTGATCAAGACCCTATGAAAAGGGGACTGATTGGTGTCCGTTTTTTATTTTCTTAAAAAAGGGAGAGAGCCAATATGCAAGATTTACTCATCGAATACAAACGAGCATTAAAGGATGCTAGAAAAAGATATGCACCATATAGAGAAAAAGAAGAGAAACAGCTGTCAGATCAAGAGAAGCATGATAAAAAAATTATCGCCAGTATGGTCAGCGATCTCGAATACGTCGTGGAATGGCTTCAAATCGGCAGACAGCCAGGCGCACGCAGAGGATTAGACAGACGTTCAGTCTATCAGCGCACCATTCTAGCAAATCCAGAAGTGTTAGAGGCTTTATCATATGAATATACACTCATCCAAGAAAATGAAAGAGAATTCAGTGAGCGGGACAAGAAACGAATTGACGAAGCCTTGTCCGTTTTAACGGATCGAGAAAAGGATGTATTCTTCATGCACACAACACAAGGATTATCGTTTAGTGAGATTGCGATTATGCTGGATGTGAAAAAAGGAACTGTCCAAAAACATATGGAGAGAGCTCGGACAAAGATGTCCAAAAAAGTACAAGAACGCCTATTCGAAGCAGCTGAATAGGCGTTTTTTCTTTTACAAAATAAATGGAGCAGCACTTGTCTTACAGTTGCCACCTATAGTTAGAAAGACCAAACGGATGTTTGCTAGCCCTACACAAATGATTCCTTCACAGGAAATCGTTCGAATTAAAAGGAGGCGGCAGGTGAATGTAAATGAAAGATAAACGGATAGGAGCCAAGCAAGATTATATGAAAGGGATGACGTACCAGCAAATTGCTGATCATTACAATGTCTCGATCCATACCGTGAAATCATGGAAAAGACGATACGGATGGCAAAGGCAAAAAGATTCGTCAAAGCAGGCACACTCGATCTTCAATCAGTTTCTGTCAGATGAAACGATTGAAATCATGGAGAAAATGGGCGGGCGTACATCGCTTGATTTAATCTGGGATCAAATTCAAATTCAATATGCTGCCATTATTCGGGCGCAGCGCATCATGTATGTGTCAGATCAAGAGGACATGATCAAAGAGCTGAAAAAGTCGGCATACAAGCCTTCTTCATTAGAAGAAACAGTAGAAGGCATTCAGCCAGAACAAGAAATCAGCACAGAAGAATATTCGTTTCAATTTTCGTGGGATCGGCATGCCACCTTTTTAAATGCCCAATCCCGTGCAATGGGAGAGCTCAGGCGTCTCATTAAACAGTTTGAAGAGCTCGCACATGCGAAGGATGAACGAAGATTAAGGCTAAAGCAAATTGAACTGACCATCGAAAAAACAAAAAAAGCAGTGCGTGAAGAAAAAGAGGAAGATCTTCACATCATGATTAAGCGGAAAGAGGATAACTCATGACGCCATTGATTGAAAAAGAAGTCAATCCTCACTTTGAACACTTTCTATTCGATTGGAATCAGAAGTTTCAATTTTTAGTAGGCGGCTACGGCTCCTCCAAAAGCTATCACATTGCGTTAAAACTCATTTTAAAGCTGCTGGAAGAAAAACGGACAGCACTTGTCATTCGAGAAGTATATGATACGCACCGTGAATCAACATTTTCTCTATTACAAGAGATCGTCAGCGATCTTGGCATCGATCGTGTGGTGAAGTGCCGAAGTTCGCCGCTTGCCTTGACGTTTCGAAATGGCAGCAGCATCTTATTCAAAGGACTGGACAAGCCTGAGAAATTGAAATCGATCAACAACATCTCGATCATTTGGATTGAAGAGTGTTCAGAGGTTTCTTATGAAGGCTTTAAAGAGCTGCTTGGAAGGCTGAGGCATCCGTCCTTACCGCTTTATATGATGTTATCGACCAATCCTGTTGGTCAAGATAATTGGACGTACAGACATTTCTTTCGAGATGAACAGCTGAAGCGATTTGTCCTAGATGACGAAACCTTATACAAAAAGCGCACCGTTGTCATCAAGGATACGTACTACCATCACTCCACAGCGGAAGATAATCTATTTCTCCCTAAAAGCTATGTGAAGCAGCTGGATGAGCTGAAAGAATACGACCCAGACCTCTATCGAATTGCGAGGAAGGGCTATTTTGGCATCAATGGAACAAAGGTTTTTCCTCAATTTGAGGTGAGAAATCATTCTGATGTATTAGAAGCGATTCAGCAGATTGACAGGCCGCTGAAACGAGCAGGCATGGATTTTGGATTTGTTGAATCGTACAATGCGCTCATTCGATTAGCCGTCGATCATGAAAAAAAGTACTTATATATTTACTGGGAATATTACGACCGCGGAAAAACAGATGATGAAACAGCCGTTGATCTAAAAGAGTTCATTGAATCAAAGGAACTCATCAAAGCTGACGCAGCCGAGCCTAAAACCATTCACTATTTTCGGCAGCGTGGATTTCAAATGGTGGCTGCACATAAATACCAAGGCTCACGTTTGCAGTATACGAAAAAGATCAAACGGTTTAAGAAAATCATTTGCTCTGATGCTTGTCCGTACACAATCTATGAACTTCAATCACTGACCTATAAGGCAGATAAGGATGGCCGTTTAGAGGAAGATGAATTTCAAATCGATCCACACACATTATCAGCCATTTGGTATGCGCTGGATGATTATGAAGTGACGGATTTGAAACAGACCGCCTCGGAGCGTGTCCGCCCAAACAGAGAGAGGAGGTCTATACAATGAAACAATTGAAAGCAACTATTATGAAGGCAAACATGTCTGATCATACAAAACAAATGTATGCAGATGAATTTTCCTACGAAAAAGATGACATTGTTCCCCCGCCTTACAACATCAATGAATTAAAAAGCATGGCAGAATATTCAACCATTCTTCAGCAATGTATTGATGCGTACAAAACCAATATTTTAGGCTTTGGGTTTGGGGTAGAATACGCCTTTGACTTTAATGCAGATGGTGTAAAACCGGCAAAAAAGAAAGCCGCAGAGAAGGAATGGACAAGACTTGAAGAGTTTACGAAGTACATGAACTATGATGAGTCCGCTGATGTGATTCTTGGCTATGTCCTCGAAGACCGAGAGAAAACGGGCAATGGTTTTTTAGAGGTGCTGAGAGATGGACAAGGAAAGCCGGCAGGAATCGAGTATTTAGATGCGCTTCATATCCGCATTTGCAAGCTTAGTGAGCCAGTCGACGTCGAATTCAGGTACACCGAAAATGGCGAAATGAAGACAATGAATCGAAAGAAACGATTCCGTAAATATGTACAGGTAATCAACGAAAAGAAAGTCTTCTTCAAGGAGTATGGTGATCCGCGCATTTTGCACTGTGAAACAGGCAAGTACGATGACACTACACCAGAGCCGCTTCGCGCAACAGAAGTGATTCATTTTAAAATTGGCAGTGGAACGTATGGGATTCCCCGCTGGATTGGCAACATCGTCAATATGTACGGAGCACGCAAGGCAGAGGAGCTGAACTATCTTTATTTTAAACAAGGGCGGCATGTACCAGGTGCCATCATTGTCGAAAATGGCATGCTGTCAGAATCCTCTTATCAGCAGCTTCAAGATTATATGGACGATATTGAAGGATCTGATCATGCACATAAATTTCTATTGCTTGAAGTTGAAGGTTTACCGACAGAAAAAGGGTTAACGGGAGAAGAAGATGTCTCAAATGTCAAAGTAAACTTCAAATCTCTAGCTGAGATCCTGCAAGAAGATGCGCTTTTTTTAGAATACGATGAAAAAACAAGAAACAAAATCCGCTCTGCGTTTCGCCTTCCGCCAATTTACACAGGTGAGTCTCAAGACTATAACAAAGCGACAGCAGATACAGCGCGTAAAACAACAGAAGAGCAGGTATTTCAGCCGGAACGGCATCTCATCACAGGAAAACTCAATACTCTTTTCCTGCCGGATCTTGATATTTGGCATGTCCGTTTTCTATTAAATGGCCCTGATTTTAGAGACCCATTAGAGATTGCCAAGGTACTGACGCCATTTATTCAGGCGGGGGCAGTGTCACCTAACGATTTGCGCGATCTAGCAGGAAGAATTCTCGGAAAAACGCTAGAAGAATGGCCTGAGGAACTATATCACCGACCTTTAGAAAGCCGCATGAAATCAGCTGAAGAAAAGCCTCAACCAGAGCCGGATCAGCTGACGAAATAAACAGAAGCGCGTGCACTTTTTTGAAAGGGGGTGAACATATGCCAAGAGAACTAAAAAACGCTAAAATTACGCATGTTTCCTACGTGGACAAAGCAGCGAACAAGAAGAAATTCTTTTTGATGAAAGCAAAGAAAAAGCGGCCTGACTTTCAAAAGGAGGTCAGTGTCCTGACAAAGGCAGAAGATGCTCATCGCCTCGTGTACGGTGTCGTGTATGAGCCGAATACGCCTGATGCACATCAAGACTTTATGACAGCCAAGGAAATTGAAAGAGCGGCACACGGCTTTATGAAGGATGCCCGTCATATTGACAAGCAGCATGATTTTCAGGATGGTGTTGGCGAAGTGGTTGAATCGTATATTGCTCCGGCTGATGTAGAGGTAGGCGGCGAGCTGATTCGAAAAGGGTCTTGGGTGCTTGTGACAAAAGCTTCCCAAGAGATTTGGGATCAAATTCAGAAGGGCCACATTACAGGCTATTCAATGGCTGGAACGGCGGATATCGTCGCCATAGAAGAACAAGATCAGCTTCTATCTCAAGGCACGAATGAGAGAGGGCTTTTTTCTTTGCTGAAAAATTTCTTTTTAAAAGAGGAAGGTGCAAACATGTCACAATCATTTTGGAACGTTTTAGACCATCTGCTGGAAACTTTACAGTCAAGTGATGGTGATGAGGCGGATGTAAGAGCTGCCTTAGAACAGCTCATTCCAATCATGCAGGATATCCTGAAGACAGAGGATGTACTTCAAACGATTGGTGAAAGGCCAGCCGCCGTACAAAAGGAAGATGCTGCTTTGACGACAGATCAAGTACGAGAGCTCGAAAAAGCAAAAAAGGCCATCGAAAACGTCTTACAGCAGGCTGAACAACAAGAAACAGATCAAACCGGGGAAGAACCTGTCCAAAAAGTGCTCGAGCAAGTCGTTGCACCGATTCGTCAGCAGCTCTCTTCCTTAGAGAAATCAGCCAGCAGAGAAAAAGCAGCGGTGCAGGAAGTGCTTGAGCAGCAGCTTTTGCCTATTTCAGAGCGGATTCACATGCTTGAAAAGGCGCGGGGCATGTCAAAACAAACAATCCACGATACACAAAACGACACAACAACACCCATATGGGATGGCTTACTATAAGCCTAAATAAGGAGGAAACAGTGTGAGAAATCAAGAGTTGATTCGCAAGGCTGAAATGACACTTGCCAGCTTAAAAACCGGCGGTCTCATGAACGCAACCCAATCCAACACATTCATTAGAATGATGCAAAACACACCAACCGTTTTAAATGATGCACGCATCATTCCGATGGAAAGTGATTCACAAAAAATCGAAAAAATCGGCTTTGGCCAGCGTATTTTGCGCCCAGCAGAAGAAGGCCAAGCGCTTGATGCAAAAGACCGTGTTGTCCCAGCGACAAGCACTGTCCAGCTAAATGCGAAAGAGGTCATTGCAGAGATTCACATGACCTACGACAGTATTGAAAACAATATTGAAAAAGACGGAATCCAGCAGACAATTATGCAAATGCTGGCTGAACGAGCGGCGGTCGATATTGAAGAGCTCATCGTCAATGGGGATACGACTTCATCAGATCCATTTTTAGCCCAAATGGATGGCGTGAGAAAACAAGCAGTATCTCATATTGTTGATGCAAATGGAGCGGAAATTAGCCGCCAAATGTTTAAACAAGCCTATAAAGCGATGCCGTCAAAATATTTACGTGTACCTCAGGATTTCCGTTTCTACACATCCCCAAGTTTAGAGGTTGAGTGGAAGGATCAAGTAGCAAACCGTCAGACAAATCTCGGAGATGCGGTCATTCAAGGCGGACTTTCTTCTGCATTCGGTGTGCCAGTCAAAGGTCTTGCCAATATGCAGCCATATGACGAAGCGGGAACAGACGTATCAGATATTTTGCTGACACACCCTAAAAATATTATCGTAGGTTTTTCTCGTAATATTCGAATTGAAGTAGAAAAAGATATTCGCAGCCGTAAATTTATTATTGTCCTGACAGCGAAGCTAGACAGCAAATTTGAGGAAGAGGATGCTGTAGCAAAAGTGATGAAAGTGAAAGAGTAGGTGACGGCAGGCCATGATTATTTCTCCTGAAGAACTGCAAGCCTATTCTGTATTTGAGCGTGTGAAAAATCGATCTGTAGAAAGACTGACAGCAGATATTATCGAAGCCGAAGCTTCGGTATTTCAGATCGTAGGTCATGATTTCTCAAGCGAAAAATATCAGCCCCTTCCTGAAAAAGCAAGAATCGCATTATTAAAAATGGCCCAATATTTTGCCATGCTGAATGATGACGAATCTATGATGAAAGGCTTTACGTCAGAAAAAATGGGTGATTATTCATATGCGAAGGCAGCTGATCAAGTGAAAGGCAAACCTTATGTATATGCCCTGCTTGTCGATTACATTGAACCATCATTAACTGGCGGCAGTACCAAATTAAAGGTGAGATCATTATGAGTTATCACTCTTTATTAACAGACCGCTGTGATCTTTTTCACCTTGAACATCAGGAGGCTTCCCGAGGAAAATTCGGGGTTCCAGCTGATGACTTACAAATGACTCTTTCCTATCCCGATGCTCCTAGCCTGACAGATCTGGCTTGTTATGTCATAGAAAAGAATCAGTCCCTTGTGCAAGAAGAGCCGAATACAGTTATTTATCAGTCCTATCTTGTCCATTTCCCTTTAGCAAGTGATATTCGCCTGCATGACAAAATGGTGTGGAACGGCGTCTCACTTAAGTTGCAGCAGCCCAAAATAGTGAAAAATCATCACATTGAAGTGATGGCAGTCAGGAAGGAAAATCTATGAAAATTGATGGACTTGACCGGCTGCTTTCACAGCTGGAAACAGCGTGTGCCGGCGGCTTAAAAGCAGAATATCAAGATTTGTTGCAAGACATGGGCCTAGAGCTTTTGGACATCATTCAGGATGAGCTAATCAAGGAGAATGCTGTCGATACAGGCCGGCTTCTAAGCTCCTTTACGCAAGGAGACAAGGAGAATCATTTTCTTATGTCAAAAGGTGGTCTCACGCTTGAAGTGGGAACGCAGCTTGAATATGCCTCCTATGTTAATGACGGACATGCTACTTCTTCAAGTGGAGAGCGAAGATGGGTGCCTGGCAGATGGGCTGGCAGCCGCTTTGAATATGATCCGAATGCAAAGACAGGAATGATGCTTGCCTCTCAATGGATAGATGGAAATGGCTACTGGGATCATGCTGTCATGCTCTATGAGCAAATGTTTGAACAGTCGCTGGATCGAAAGCTTCAAAGCTGGTTCGATCGACATTTTGGGAGGTGATGAAATGAATCAAGAAGTCGGGGCAATCATGCATTATATTTACACACACTTTCCTGTGACAATGTATGATCGACTTTTGCCAGAGCGTTTTCAAGTGCCATCCGTTTATGTGCCGCCCGTAACAGTCATCAGCGGTCCAGATACGGTATCTACGTTTATGAAATCTTATTCGCTGCAAGTAAAAGTGTTTCATATGGATACAGGAAAAGCGCATGACGCGGCAGAAACAATTGTTGATGCATTGCTTGCTGATCGTCAAATGATTCAGATGATGAGTGAAGATGGAGAGGTGCTTGATGATTATGTCCGCATAAAAAGAGTGGAAACCAGAATGATAGATCAAGGCGTAGCAGCGATTGTCCTGACGTGGGATAGCAGTTATTGGTACAACCGAGACAAACAAGCAAGCCTTGAAGATATCAACTTTTCAGATGGAGTGATCAAACGTGAGCAAGACTAAAAAAGCAGAGCCCGCTCAAACAGCTGGCGAAGAAAAAGAATTTGGCTTTTCATTTGAAGCCTTAAAGGAGCACAGTAAGGATCTTTTTGGGGTTAAACCAGAAATCCTTGAAGGTGCTCTTTTTTATATCAAACATCAACCAATTACAAAAACAGAAGCGAAAAAGCACATTGATGCTTTTTTGTCCAAGGAGGTTTAAAGGATGAACGGAGGCACATTTACACCAGGTACAGAGAAAAAGCGTCCTGGCATTTACTTTAATTTTAAAACAACAGCAGAGCAGCGAATTACTTTAGGCGATCGAGGTACGGTGGCACTTCCTCTTGTGATGAGCTGGGGAGAACCAAAAACCTTTATTTCCGTTTCCAATATGGAAGACTTAAATAAAAAGGTTGGACTCAATATTGATGACAAGTCGCTTCTTCTTTTCCGTGAAGCAAAGAAAAAAGCACAAACGGTCTTGCTTTACCGCCTAAACGAAGGGGAGCCAGCCAAAGCTGAAATCGCAGAAAACTTTGTGGTCACAGCCAATTATGGCGGTCTAAAAGGAAATGAGATCACTGTACAAGTGGCAGAAAATGTACTTGATAGCACAAAGCGTGACGTCATCACTTATCTTGGAACAGATATTGTGGATAAGCAGGTTGTCACGGATGTCAAAGATCTTGTGAAAAACAAATATGTTCAATTTTCTGGTGAAGGTGAAGCCGTCATCACGGCTGGTGTGGCACTAAGCGGCGGAAAAAATGGTGTGGCAAGTGTCGCAGATTATACAGCTTTCCTAGAAGCAGCAGAAACAGAATACTTTGATGTTATTGCTCTCCCGATCGATAATAGTGAGCAATTAAAAGCGACCTTCGCTTCATTTATCGAGCGTTTACGTGATAAGCAAGGACGTAAGGTGCAAGGAGTTGTGGCCAACTATGCAGCTGACCAAGAAGGCATCATCAATGTGACAAGCGGTGTTGTGCTGGAAGATGGAACAGAACTAACGCCTGCTCAAGCAACAGCATGGGTCGCAGGTGCAAGTGCAGGTGCAAACTTCAATCAGTCACTGACCTTTGTAGAATACGAAGGAGCTGTGGATACATTAGAACGCCTTGATAATGATCAAGTAGAATACCGATTATCACAAGGGGAGTTCCTGTTCACCTTTGATGCGAGAGATCGTACCGTGAGTGTTGAAAAAGATATTAACTCCTTGACAAGCTTTACAGCTGAAAAGAACCAGCAAATGGCGAAAAACAAAATCATTCGTGTGCTTGATGCGATCAACAATGATTTGACGTTCGAATTAAAAAATCTGATTAAATTACGCAAAGCCAATGGCAATGACATTCCAGCATCAGATGATGGGGTGCAGCTTGTGAAAACACTGATTACTCAGTATCTCACACAGCTTCAAGATGGCAGCGGCATTACAGGCTTTAACTCAGAAACAGATATCGTGATCGGTCTCAATGAAGATCGTGATGGATTTATCATCGATCTAGCGGTTCAACCAGTAGATGCAGCAGAAAAATTCTATTTCAATGTGGAGGTGAAGTAAGATGGCTTTTAAAGCACAAAATACAATTTCAGGTAAAGAAGGTCGTCTTTTCTTAGAAGGTGAGGAGCTTGCCTTTATCAAAACGTTTGAAGCAAACGTGGAGAAAAACAAATCAGAAGTCAATGTGATGGGCCGCCGAATGACTGGTCATAAAACAACAGGGGCAAACGGAACAGGAACGGCAACATTCTATAAAGTCACGTCACGTTTCGTTCAATTAATGCTCAACTATGTGAAAAAAGGGGAAGACCCATATTTCACTCTTCAGGCTGTAATTGACGATAAGTCATCAGGCCGAGGCACTGAGCGTGTGACATTATTTGATGTCAACTTTGATTCAGCTAAAATCGCTGGACTGGATGTTGATTCAGAGGCGCTTGAAGAAGAAGTTCCGTTTACGTTCGAGGACTTTGATCTTCCTGAAAAGCTGAAGAATTCTTTCTAATTACAATTGAAAAAGGCATTACGAATGACGAAAATATATGTTATTTTTATTTTATTCAACGATATGGTATAATTTTTCATAGTTACAGAGTAGCTACAAAAGAGTTACTGTGTAACCTCAAAAAGTTTCTTAGAAATATGTTTACATGCAAAGAACTTTGCATAAAATAAAAAGAAGCCAGGATGCGTCAACATCCCGGCAATGTACAATGAGGCCCTCAAGGGGCTGGCTAATCAATTAGATAGTTTTAAGGATAGACTTTCCCTTCAACCGTCCAAAGCTCAAGGGGAGTCTATTTTTTGTCTATATACGTCAACAGGGCAACGATAAATGACCCGAATGCAAGCATTAACATAAGCGCTTGAAATGTTGACATGAGCATCACCCCCTTCCTATCGGGGATGAGCCAGACACCCTTGAGCAAGCCGTTCAATTGTACAAATTAAATTATACATGAAAAGATTGGAAAGCACATTCAAAAAATGGATGTGCTTTTTTGCATTCAAAAAAACATAACAAAGGGAGTTTTTAAACATGAGCGAAAAACAAACATTTGATCTTTCATTTTTTATGCCAGGACAAACAGTAGAATCAGAAGAGGTCAAAGTACCGATTTCTAAGCGTTTTGTTGATAAAAAAGGGAATGTCATTCCTTTTGTCTTTAAAGCCATTACAACTGAACGCATTGATGAACTGGAAAAAGAAAATACGACCTTCAAAAATGTCAAAGGCAGAGGCCGCGTAAAGGACTTAGACAGTCAGCGCTTCTACGCACGAATTGCGATTGAATCGACCATTTATCCAGATTTCCGCTCAAAGGAATTAAGGGAAGCCTACAGCACACAAGATCCAGTTGAAGTAGCAAAACGCGTCCTGTCAGTTGGCGGTGAATATGCGAACTGGTTAAACAAAGCCATCGAAATCAATGGATTCGAAGACGAAATTGAAGATTTAGAAGACGCAGCAAAAAACTAATAAAAGATGGGGATAAAGAAGCGGTGTTTTTATATTACGCCATGCACGAGCTTCACTACTCCCCATCTGAACTCCTAGATTTATACGAATCACCAAGACCGTTCAAAGCATTCCTATTCGGACTCATCAGCTACAAACTAGACATGCTAGAAAAAGAAGCAAAGAAAGGAGGGAAATAATTGGCGAAACTCACTGCACGATTTGAATTAGAAGACAAAGTATCGAAGAAGCTTATGCGCATTCAAAAACGATTTCAAACGTTTGAGAAGCAGCTAAAACCATTTAGAAAACCAGTGAAAATAAACCTGGAAATAGATGAAAAGAAGTTAAGAAACTTCAGTTTATCGCTTCGGAAAATTTCAGTATTTTCCATGAGACTGGATCAGGGAATCTATCGTGATTTAAAAGCATTAAACAATCAGTTAAATATGCTCCCAAATCATCTGGTCATATCCATTCAAGCGAAAGGACTAGATGTCATTAAATCCAGCATAAACCGTTTAAAACAAGCGGGAACAAGCCCCATTCTGCTGACGTTTAAACTAAACGATCAATTGTCAGGTAAAATGTCATCGATCAAAAAATCTATCTATCAGCTCATGAACAGAACGTATTATATGAGATTAAACATGGTTGACCAAGCCACCGCTGCAATTCAACGAATCAAAAAGACACTCAAAAGCTTGACGATGTCTAAACACGAAATCAGAGTGTCTGTTCAAGACAATGCAAAGAGTAAGTTGAAAAAACGAGATCAGGCTGAGTCGATTGTGAAAGAACAAAACATAAAAAAAGAGCCTGAGGCTGTTAGTCCATCAGTGAAAACAGATGAATCTAAACAGAGTTGGCTTCAAAACCTTGCCAATAAAGGATTAAATGAAATTCAAAAATATGCAGGTGACGTTGCAGACAAAGTGAAGGAAAAATTGAGTCCTAGAAAGTTTTGGGATGAAAAAGCACTTCCTTGGGTTGAAAATAAAATGGAAGATTACAAACAAGATGTGATCGGAAGAATTAAAGAGAAGATTAAATTTAATCCTGAAGAAAAACTAGATCAATTGGTGAAGACTGGATTAGATCGTCTCTTTGGTGCAAGTGATCAATCAAGTGAAAGTGCCACTCCAGCACCAACAACAGCACCAACATCAACATCAACACCAACATCAACACCATCAAATCCAGCTCCCAAAACGAAACCTCAGCCGCGAGGTGGAAAAGGCTTGTTTCGCAATAGTTGTTGCCCCTGTTGTGCAAGAGGTTTAAGCAGGGGAGGATCTACTAAAACTAAAAATCGAAATGGTCGCTCACCAAGACAGACAAGAAATCCAAATGCTACAACAAGAACCGAAATGAATAGAAGACCTCCAAGTAGAATAGGGAAACTGAAAACAAATGCAGGTAAATTATTTGGAAAAATTCCTAGTGGACTAAAGAAAGGTGCGGGTATCGCAGCTTCAGTTGGCGGACTTACGGGTTTAGTGAAAGGTAGCAAGGGGTTAAGTGGATTAGGGAATGCGATGAAGAGTATAGGTAAAGGGAGCGGCAAGTTATTAAAGAAAGTACCTATTCTAGGAAGTGTACTTAGTGCAACAAATCTAATCGGTATGAACAAAGAGAATGCTGGTGAAAAGATTGGTACGACTGGAGGCGGAATCGCTGGCGGGATGGCAGGTGCTGCAGCAGGTGCAGCTATTGGAAGCGTAGTCCCAGGGGTAGGTACAGCCATCGGCGGTCTAGTAGGCGGCATCGCTGGAAGTATGGGTGGAGAATCTATCGGTGAAACAATTGGAAAATGGTTTGATGGCGGCGGATTTGAAAAGATTGGCCAAAAAGCCATTGAAATCAAAAATCAAATTGTCGAAGTTTGGTCAACAGTTGCGGCTTGGTTCACAGAAAATGTATGGACACCATTAAGCAATACGGTTGTCACAGTAGCGTCATCCATTTGGTCAAGTTTAGTCAATGCCTGGACATGGATACAAGAAACCTTCAGTGCAGTTGCAGGCTGGTTTATTGAAAATGTATGGACACCGCTAAGCGATACAGTCGTCACAGTAGCAACGACCATATGGACAAGTCTAGTCAATGCCTGGACATGGATACAAGAAACGTTCAGTGCAGTAGCGGGTTGGTTTATTGAAAACGTTTGGACACCGCTAAGCAGCACAGTCGTTACGGTAGCAACGACCATCTGGTCAAGTTTAGTGAATGCCTGGACATGGATTCAAGAGACATTTAGTGCAGTTGCAGGTTGGTTTATTGAAAACGTTTGGACACCGCTAAGCAGCACAGTCGTTACAGTCGCTACAGGGATTTGGACAGCATTATCAAATGCATGGAAAACGATACAATCAATCTTTGGAGCTGTATCGTCATGGTTTATGGAAAATGTGTGGAATCCACTTGTAGATACCGTAGGAACCATTAAAGATAGCATCGGGAAAAAGTTTGAAGAAGCGTATAAAGTCGTGACAGATATATGGGATGGATTATCCAAATGGTTTGAGGACAACATTCAAAAGCCGATTGTAAAAGTAGCAGAAGCTATTAGTGATGGGTTTTCTGCAGCATTTGGTTGGGTTAAAAAGATTTTTGACAAAGCAGGCGGTATTGTAGATGTAGTCATAAATTGGATTGTTGGGAAGAAAAAACCCGATAACAATGCCACAGGCGGCTATATCACCCAGCCAACCTTATCATGGGTCGGAGAAGCAGGTAACGAATTTGTTATTCCAACTCAAAATAACCGAGGACGCGGGAAGATGCTGCTTGCTCAGGCTGCTTCTCATCTTGGAATGTCTGTTATGCCAAGCGGAGCAGCTGGAAATCAAGTATCAAGCTCTCCAGCTCCTACAGCAGTAGCTTCATCATCTTCTGTCGGTTCAATAGACGGATCTGTCTCGATGACTGGGAACATTCAAGCCTCCAGCATAGGCGAGCAATTTAATAAGGATTTTGAACAAGGATTAAATCAAAAAGTGATTACACTTGATCAATGGAAGCAAAAGAATATTCAGCAACCTTTTGCTCAATTGACCTCAGACTCAGGTAAGTATGGTCAGCAAACAGTTGCTGCTTTTGCGAATGGTCAGCAGGTGACACCCACAGGAACAGACAGCTTTTTGCAAAGTCGTGTAAAAGCACCATACCAACAAGTGATGACAGCATCACCAACTTGGGGTTCTGGAACAGTTAATGGTTTTGCCACAGGTCAAAATGCCACATCAGTTGGTACTAGCCAATACGTAGATCAGCACATCAAACAACCATTCCTACAAGCAAAACAAGAATCACCAGGCTGGGGCTCAGGAATGATGGATGCCTTTAACAACGGCATGCGTTCAAAAGCAAGTGAAGTCACACAAGCTGCCAAAGAAATGGCGAAGAAAGTAGAGCAGGCGTTTAGAGAGGAATTAGACATTCATTCCCCTTCACGCGTCATGATGAGTCTTGGGAAATTTGCATCGATCGGTGTCGTTAAAGGACTGGACTCAGTGGATGTGAAAAAGTTTGCTGAAAATCAGGCTGGTTCATTAATCGGAGCTTTCAGTGGTATGGGGGCTTCAGGTCTTAGTGTTCAGCAATGGCTCATGGCAGCTCTCATGGCAACTGGCACATCGATGAACTGGCTTCCAGGTCTTATGACCATTGCACAGCATGAATCGAATGGAAATCCGAGAGCAATCAACTTATGGGATTCCAACGCTAAAAAGGGAACGCCTTCTAAAGGCTTAATGCAAACCATTGGACCGACGTTTAACTCCAATAAAGGCAAAGGTATGAATGACATTTGGAACCCAATTCATAATGCCGTAGCAGCCATTAACTACATTAAGGGCAGATATGGAACAGTCTTCAATACACCGGGATTACGAAGTATGAGAAGAGGCGGGCCTTATAAAGGCTACGCAAATGGTGGACTGATTACTCAGGAGCAGGTTGCTAGAGTCGGAGAAGGAAACAAACGCGAATGGATTATTCCTGAAGAAAGAGGGATTCGAGGGAGATATTTATTAACGCAGGCAGCCAAAGCACTTGGGATGCAAGTATATGACCCAGCAAATGCGTCTGCACCTTTACCAGAATCACAAATGCAGCAAGTCACCTCAGCTCAGTCTTCTAGTGGTACAACAGCGTCAGGCAATAAGCAAATTACCATTCAATTCAATGGGGATCAGCATTTCCATAATGGACAAGATCAGCAATCGCTTGTCGAAAAAATTAGACAAATGCTCGTAGATGAACTGGAAGTAGAGCTTCATACAGGAACGAAGGGGGTCGTGATCGATGGGTAAATCAGTGTATCAATTGTGGATTTCCCAAGGAAAGGACAAGTTGCGATTCCCTGTCCTTCCATCCGAACTTGAAATCACAAATAACGTACAAAATGAAACGGTAAAGGTTGCTTCTTTTGGAGAACTGACCTTTATTGATGTCCCATCGGCTAAGCAAGTATCATTCACTTCATTATTTCCTAAGAAATATTCGCCAATTGCTGAATATAAAAGCATTCCATCACCGGAGAATGCGATAGCGAAAATAGAACGAATGATGCGTTCAAAGAAGTCGGTGCGGCTCATTGTAACGGGGACAAAAATTAATATGACGTGTAGCATTGAAAGCTTCACCCATAAAGAAGGGTCATATGATATTGGCGATCGTGAATTTACGATCGAGTTAAAGGAATACAAAACCGCATCGCCTAGGAAAATTAAACGAAAGAAAAAAGCAAAACAAACGAAAAAGAAAAGGCCTTCAAAAACACCACCAAAAATGTACACCGTCAAAAAAGGGGATACGCTATGGGCTATTTCAGGCAGATTTTATGGCGACAGTACAAAATGGCGGCGTATTTGGAATGCCAATAAATTAGCGATGATTAAACGTAGCAAACGCAATATTAAGCAGCCGGGGCATTGGATTTTCCCTGGACAAAGGTTAAAAATACCACAATAGGGGGGCTGGCATTGATCGAGCTTTTTGCCATCAGAAGCGGCACCATGTATGAGCTTGTCACAGAGAGTGTGACACTTCAGGGGCAAAGGTATCAAGCCCCTCGCTCTATTCAGGCAAATATTATCACTAAACAAGGCAGTCAAACATATTACCGTGTCTCAGAAGGGGACACGGTTCTTTTTAAATGGAAAGGAAAAGAGCTGTTCAGAGGCATTGTGTTTTCCCGGACACCTGTTGAAGGGAAGCTGACCTTTACCGCATACGACATGCTTCAATATTTGGTGAAAAACCAAGATGTCTATGTTTTTTCAAAACAAAGAGCAGATCAAATCTTGAGGCGGATAGGGGCTGACTTTCAAATTCCAATGACCTCCATCGCCAATACAGGACATGTCATAAAATCACTAGTGTTTAAAAACGATACGAGTTTGTATGACATGATTCTGAAAGCGTTAAAAGAAACAAAGCGTCAAACTGGTAGAAACTATCAAATCTATTCTGCTAAAGGCAAGATGGGGCTGAGAGCTTGGCCAGATCCAGAGGACGTATGGGTCATTGAATCAGGCGTCAATCTCATTGGTTATCAGTACAGCACCTCGATTGAAGAGACAGCCACTCGTGTCAAACTGCGCACGTCTGCAGATGAACAGGGAAAGAATAAGAAAAAAGGCAGCAAATCAGAGATTGTGGTGGTCGAACAGGATAAAGCAGGTCAGAGTAAATACGGTATTTTACAGCATGTTGAGACAGTTACAGGGCAAATCAACCAGCCGCAGCTACAAAAAAGAGCCAAAGTACGGCTGGCAGAGAAAAAAGGCGTCAAGCAAGAAATCAAAAGCATACAAGCGCTAGGCATTCCTGATCTGCAAAGCGGTCTTCCAATCTATTTAAAAATCCCTGAAATCAACGTGAAAAAAACCTACTGGATCGATCAAGACAAACATGAATTCAGTGGGGTGAAACACACCATGACAATTGATGTCGTTGAGAAAAATTCCATCCCAAAGGGTGATCAAGCGTGAGATTAAGTGAAGCGATTAAACGATTAGCAGTGAATGCTGTAGATGCCGCCTCTCCAATTGATCTGGTGGTTGGAGAAGTCACGGCAGTTTCTCCTGTAAGCATCCGGTTAAATGAAAACCATAAGCTAGTCATTCCGGAAGAATTACTGATTTGGCCAAAGCGCCTAAATAAGGGTGAGGATGATGAACTGAAAAGGGGAGACAGCATTATGGTGCTGGCAATGGCAGGAGGGCAGTCCTTCTACATCATCGACAAATTGTAAGGGAGGTGATGAATGTGGCACTTTCACCAGAGGAAGAAATCGAGGAAATAGAAGAAGAGGAAGAGGTGGAAACCTCGACGACGTATCGAATAGATGTTGAAACTGGCAGACTGACAGGTGAAACCATTTCAGGCATTGAAGCAATTCGTCAATTCGTTTATATGACACTCAGGACAGAGCGGTATGCACATCCTATCTACAGCCACGACATTGGCACTGAAATCCAGGAGCTCTTGACGGATACAGAAGCCACGGATGAATACAAAGAAATGGAGATTCCGAGGCTGCTAGAGGAAGCATTGATTGTCGACGAACGGATTGATCATATTGAAGAATTAGAGGTCACAAAGCAAAATGACTCGTTTCATGTCAAGCTAGCTATTGTCACAGATGAAGGCACATTAGAAATAGAGGAGGTGATGGAGAGCGATGTTTGAGGAACAAACGTACGAAGCATTAATGGAAAGAATGCTAGACAGACTGCCAGATGACATAGATAAAAGAGAAAACAGCGTCATTTGGAATGCCTTGGCACCTGCTGCCGCTGAATTAGCCCAGTCCTATATTTGGCTTGATCAAGTATTCGAGCTGGTCTTTGCAGATACAGCACAAGGAGAGTTTCTAGATCGGCGGGCTGCTGAAGTAGGAATTGAAAGAAAACCAGCGACTAAAGCGATTTGGTCCGCAGCTATTCAGCCGGAGGATATCAACATCCCAGTTGGCTCACGGTTTTTTATTGAAGACGTCTATTTCCAATATTCGAAAGAAGGCACGCTAGAATGCGAGACACCTGGCAAGATCGGCAATGGTCAATTAACAGATCAGCCGCTGCTATCACTTGATACAATTCCAGGACTCGAATCGATTACCATGAAAGAACTGGTGATACCAGGACAAGAGGAAGAAGATGACGCTTCGTTATATGATCGCTACTTAATACGTGCTAGGCGGGAGGCTGTCAGTGCCAACAAGGCGCATTATAAAAAATGGGCTGAGGAAGTGACAGGGGTTGGCAGAGCGAAAGTATTCCCGCTTTGGAACGGAGAAGGGACGGTCAAAATTGTCATCACAGACGGCAATCTAGATGTTGCATCAGATCTGCTTGTTAAAAGAGTACAGGAATATATCGACCCAGTATCAGGCGAAGGGGAAGGACAAGCGCCTATTGGTTCAAAAGCAACCGTCGAAAGCGCCAAATGGCTGGATATTGACATAGAAGTAGCCGTCGAACTTCAAATGGACTGGACCCTTGAAGGAGCGCAGAAAGAAATAGAAGAAAAGGTCAAAGCGCTGTTGAAATCAATCGCATTTGAAAAGAGTACCATTCGAATGTCCGCATTAAATGATATTTTGTACCATTCAGAAAGTGTATCAGATTATGCAAACGTATTATTAAATGGGGAGTCAAAGAACTTAGTATTACAGGACATTGAGATACCGCGTCTGAGGCAGGTGAAGGTTATTGAGCAAACAGGATGAAATGAAAAATTACTTGCCGCCATATTTTACAGAGATTTATGAAGTCGATCACCTGCTCAAAACAGAAGCGCCAGAGTTTGAGCAATTGGATGAATCCATTTTTGATTTGACGGATCAGTTCTTCCCTTTGACAGCGACATGGGGCTTGAATAGATGGGAAAGAATGCTGAAGGTGCAGCGAGAATCAGATGATTCCATTGAACTTCGCAGGGCACGCTTACTCAATATGATGTCAAACATTCCACCGATCACGTATCTTTCATTAGAGAAATCGGTGAATCGCTTTCTCAAAAATCCAAGTGCCATCATCCGTCTCACCACCAATCGCTATCATTTCGCCTTACGTGTGAACCTAGATGACCTGCAAAACACTAGATATATTGTAGAAATACTTGAAACGTTAAAGCCGGCTCATTTGGCTTATACGTTCACTGCATTTCATCATACCGATGTACATGAAAAAAATGATCATCACGGGAGGCTCACACTGCGAAGCAGAGTGGGTTTTTTCGATCATATCCCGATTTTACTGAATGGTGAATTTGTATTAAATGGTACGTTTTATCTTAGCGGGACAAGAGGTTCAACCGATGTACCTGCTCGTTTTCGGCATTCGTTGAAGATGAGAATGCCGCTTCAGCATAAGTCAGAAACCACATATCGCATGAATTATGTCATCACTGGAGCTGTACATGAAACAGGGCAAAAAGCGGCACTGACTTTACGCACAAAGAACCAGCTGGCACATCAAACCAAAAAGAAGATGACGTTCCGATTGCCAGTACATGTCCAAACTGAACAGGGCGGCAGCTTACTGATCAAGGATCATTACTGGATTCTCGATGGATCTGTTCCGCTTGACGGATCAAAAATGCTAGCAGCAACTTCTCAAAAAATAGAGCTATAAGGAGGATCACAATGGCTGATCAATTAACCGTAACAACATTATATGCACGTCAACAAATGGCAAAGGCAAGAGCAGAGGGAACAAAACTCACAAAAGTCGTCAAAATGGCATTTGGAAACGGCGGGACGAAGGATGGCAAACCGATCTCACTAGACGGCACTGAACAAAAACTGAAAAAAGAACTCGTCCAAAAAGAGATTGATTCGTTTACCTTCATGGAACCAGCAAAAATCCGCTACACCTGCACGATCGCCGAAGGAGAACTTGCAGGAGAAGTCATCAACGAACTAGCACTTGTCGACGAAGCCGGCAAATTCACCGCCATCCGCACCATGACAGACAAACAAAAAGACGGCGACATCGAATTTGTTTTTGAGATTGATGATATTTATTAATGGAGTGACTTCAGGAAATAACCCAGTGTTTATTTTGCCAGAAGAATACAGCCAAAGCAGGCGATCTACTTTATAAGAGTTGCTTTGAGTATAAAGGCACTAGGAGCACTTCAATCACATCGTTAGATCAATTTAAAGGTATGTGTGCATCTTTCTTCATATAAAGCCAATCCCACTGGGTTTTAAGTTTAGTAAAAGGTGAAGTCATATATCATTACAAGTAAAAATAGATTAAACAAGCGATTATAGATTTTGAAAGGAGAATGATCAAACATGGAGATTAAGACACCACGAACTTTTAAAACAACTGATAAAGCCCATGCCGACCTATTTAATAATATAGTTGAAGACTTTTTTGACAATGATGTAGGACTATTAGAAGCAATCAATCAACATATTGATGATACAAATCCACATACGTCTGAAGCAGAAAAGAAAAAATGGAATGATTCTCAGAGCTATAAGATTACTGCTGATAATGGTAGTCAGTTAATTAATATTCCTGCTGATGAAAGGATTTTTGACGCGATAAAAGGGAAAGGAATGTGTACTTTTTATGCAGCTTCTGGAGTTGAAGATTCCCCAACTCCAGCGAATATTTCATTAAGAGGGTTACAGACAGTAGGTCAAGATAACATTGGAACTGGCTTTGCTGTAGATATTGCTGGTAATGCTTATAGTTTTTATTATAATGCTGCGCATACTTCTATTAACTGGACAAAGCTTCCGACAGATGCGGAGAGAAATAAATGGAATGAAGGCCAATTATCTAAGATCACTGCGGATAGTGGAGGAGTGATTATATCTGTTTCTGATGGTGAAGATTTACTCGAAAAGTTAGTTTCTTTAGGTCCGAGGCATGGTACATTTTATGTCACAGGTAAAGCACTAAACACCCCAACAACAAGATCTTGCCGAGGTATGTATCATTTTACTTCTCAAGATAGCAATGGAAAAGGGACATTTGGATGGGTTATGGCCATAGATTATAACAACTACATGTATACGAACTACCTTGATTTAAATTTGGGGTGGCAAGGCTGGAAACGTGTTTTAACAAATGTAGAGCAAATAGAATGGAAGTTTCCGACAACAATAATAAACGGATGGAAACAATATGGCACTCAAAAAGTGCAATTTTATAAGAATCCATTTGGAGAGGTAGAGTTAATTGGTTCTATTACAGGGGGTACTATCGGTTTTGCAGTACCTGTTTTTACATTGCCTAGTGGTTATCGTCCTATACAGGATATGCATTTTATAGGGGTAGCATCTAGTATCGGCACTGGTTCAACACCACAAACACACAGAACACATATTGATACTAAAGGTAATGTGTATATACAAGGCGTCTCCAATTCAACAAACCCAAATGAATTTATCACGTTCGGCTTTAAATTCATGGCGGCTCAGGAGGGATGAAAATGAAATGGATATATAAATACGATGAAAAATTCAATTACCTTCCAGGAGAAGAAATAGAAATTGAAGAGCACGAAGACCTCCCAAAAGGATATACAGATGTAAGACCTCAAGATGGTTTGTACAAAGGTAAATACAATGAAGCGAAAAAGTCATGGTATGAGTCGGCTACACAAAAATACATTGATAGCTTGCGACCAGACCCGCTACCATTGTCAGAAATGGATCTATTAAAACAGCAAAATGCTGATCTGCTTCAGCAACTGGCAGAGTCAGAAAAGAGAGCAGAAGAACAATCAAGGAATTTATCAGAACTTATCATGCTGCTGAGGGAAAAGGAGGTCATTTAATTGGATTGGTTCCGCAGTATTTCATTGTTCTATCAATGGAAATGTTATGAAAATGAGGACGTAGCAAAATTTGTTCGTTTCGAGAAGATTACGCCGAAACAATACAAAGAAATAACAAACGAAGAATATCCAACTAACGCTGAATAGGCGTTTTTATTTTGCCTTTGGGAGTAGGATGGAAATGGATTTGCCTGAATATTTAATGACACAAGGCCCATTGCCGTTCTCTTTTGCTGGATTCTGTCTTAATCTCATTGAAACAACTTACGTAATGGTAGAAAGGAGAGTACACATTGGATATAAAAACTCCTCGTTCTTTTGAAACGAGTGATAAAGCTCATGCTGATCTATTCAACGAGATGTTGAAAACATTGCTTCATAACGACACTAGGATATCAGAACAATTAACTCTTCATATGGGGGATTCGAGACAACACTCTTCAGAAGTAGAAAAAAAGAAATGGAATGAGTCGCAGCTGTATAAAATTACAGGTGATGATGGAGTACATCTTCTAAATATTCCTGTCGGATCAAAAATCTTTGACTCAATTAAAGACAAAGGGACTTGTACATTTTATGCACCTAGTGGAATAGAGGATAGCCCTTCACAATTTGCCATTAGAGGGATTCAGACAGTGGGACAAAATAATGTTGGAACAGGTTTTGTGATAGATACATCAGGTAATGCATATTACTTCTACTACAATTCTAGCCATATATCTATCAATTGGACTCAGCTTCCGACAACTGCTGAAAAAGATAAATGGAACAATGGACAGCTGTATAAATTGACTCAAAACAATGGTAAGCCTATGTATAAAGGGGTAAGTGAAACCACTGACTATAATGAGATTACAGAAACAGGAATGTATCTCATTTATAATGCTGGTCTAAATGGTCCTAAAGAGATCAAAAAGGCATTTATGATAGTGATAAGTTATGGAAATACCCTATTACAAACTATTTATGATGCAGTCAACGGTCTTAATTCTTTTTATAGAATTAGGAAGATTGACTATACATGGACTGAATGGGAAAGGCAGCTTACATCTACAGATTTAAATGCCTCCTGGTATAATGTAAATCTAAATAGTAATATAAAGCAATATTTAGTCAACCCATTAAAATATTCTGTTAGACAAAATATTTTATATTTGAGAGGATCATTTGAGCAAGTTCCGGCTAATGAAACAGAAATTGCAATTTTAACGCAGAAACCTTCTTCTTTAACCGTTTTCACTTGTGCGACGGTTGGTTCATACGGATCTGCAAGGTTGTCTTTATCTAAAGATGGTATTCTAAAATTTGATGGATTAATTGCAAATGATCCGTTAAATGTAACCCGTATTGAAATTAATGAAGCAATTCCACTATGGTAGCTATAATATGGGCAAGCTACTATGACTTTTTTATGTAGTTAATTTGAATCACCGCAGACGACTACCAAGATATAACTGGAGAAATGTACAAAGCCTAATGGCTTTATTTTTTTGCCGGAAAGAAGGTGATTTCAAATGGAAGTAGATGTCGTCCAAAACTTAATGACACAAGGCCCGTTTGCCGTTCTCTTTTGCTGGATTCTGTTTTATGTTCTCAATACAACAAAAGAAAGAGAAAGTAAACTCAATGAGCAAATCGAGGCGCAAAATGATGTGTTAGCAAAGTTTAGTGAAAAGTATGACGTTGTGATCGACAAACTCGACAAAATTGAGCGGAATTTAAAATAGGAGGTAAAAATCATGAAAACATTCGACAAAGGCACTGTGATTCGCACAGTGCTTCTTTTTATTGCTCTGATCAATCAAACGCTAGTCATGTTTGGACAGACGGTGCTGCCGATTAGTGAGGAACAAGTACAAACCGCCGGTGAGGCACTATATGTAGCAGGTTCCACCATTTTTACGATGGTTACAGCCGTTATCGCTTGGTTTAAAAACAATTATGTGACCTACAAAGGTCAATTACAAAAAGATACCCTGAAACAAAGAGGGCTAACAAAATAATAGTTGAAGGAGAAACAATATGGTCAATATCATTCAAGCCTACATTCCAAAACACAACCGCAACAGACCAGGAAATAGGATGAAGCCGCTCTATATTACGGTGCATAATACCTCTAACACTGCAAAAGGTGCAAATGCGGGAAGTCACGCTGCGTTTGTTGCACGTTCAAGTACTGGGGTCAGCTGGCATTACACTGTCGACGATCAGGTCATTTATCAGCATTTACCGTTAAACGAGAACGGCTGGCACGCAGGCGATGGCAGGGGCACTGGCAATATGAAATCAATCGGAATTGAAATTTGTGAAAATACAGACGGCAATTTTGAACAAGCAGTCGAAAATGCTCAATGGCTCATTCGGAAACTGATGGGCGATTTGGGGATTCCTTTATCAAATGTAGTGCCCCATAAACATTGGAGTGGGAAAGAATGTCCAAGGAAATTGCTCGGACGATGGGATCAATTTAAAGCTGGAATAGCCACAGCTCATACCGGCAGCAAAAGCACAAGAAAGCCAGTCCGAACAGAGAGCCTGAGCCACAAAGACAAAGCACCCGTGACCAAACAGAAATCGTCAAATTTGCCATCTGGCATTTTAAAAATAACCAAGCCCTTGACAAAAGGATCTCAAGTGACAGCCGTGCAAAAAGCCTTATCTTCCCTCTATTTTTACCCAGACAAAGGAGCAAAAAACAATGGGATTGATGGCTATTATGGACCGAAAACGGCGAATGCGGTCAAGCGGTTTCAGCTCATGAATGGCTTAGCGGCAGACGGGATTTACGGACCAAAGACGAAGAACAAAATGGAACAATTGCTGAAAAAGTGATCATTCATAAAGTGCTATCAGCAGGTGAAGGGATTTTTCCTTGCTGATAGCTAATAAAAAATGACATCATTTGTGATATAATCGACCGAATCTATCATAAGGGGAGAATAAAATGAAAAAGGAACTGTTCCAAGTCATCATGCTGTCAGTGGTGCTGCTCATCTATTTCATTTATCACGGAATGACGAGCGATTTCCCTGTGTCTTACACAATCATTCTCATCACGGCTTATCTCTCTGTGATCGCGTACCGGATCATAAAGATATTAAGGTTAAGAAAAAACAAAGAACAAACACAACTGTAA